TTTTAAAATATGTTTTATCAATTCCTGATAAATCAATATTTAATTCTACGCCTAAGTCTTCTGATATTTTTTTAACCAGCAAGGTATAATCCATATTTTTTAATTCATCAGTTCTAATAAATAAATTTGTCCTATTGATTCTATCGTATATCAACTCTTCATCATATTCCTTTTGCTCATCATGGAAAAATTGTGCTTCCTTAATAACAGACATTGCTGCTGGGTCTGGACTTAAAGCAAAATTGTGCGCTTGAAAATCTTTCATATAGTGCCAGGAAGATAACTTATTAAACAATTCTTCTTTTTCAACATTTAGGTTTTCCCCTCTTATGACATGCCAATTTTCTTTGTCTATTAGGTCTGCTCTACCTGCAGCAGCATGACATACAGTGCTAACAAAAAACTCAGAAGGCTCTCTAAAAAGTGAGACAACATATGTTTCATCATCTATAAAGAATGGCCATCCACCGTGCTGTCTCATGTCTTCTGGCATTCTAAGATACTCAATACCGTGTTTAGCAAGAGTCTCTTCCATAGGTCTGAGAATATACTTTGTTAAGAATCTACCACCAGTTTTTGGTATATGTAAAAAATAAACCTTATTGTATTTCATTTACTTTGCCTTGTGCTTTGGCTCATATGGTGCGATCTTGGACTTAACTCGACCATCTTTGTATAGTCTAACAATCCATCCATCTTTAATCTGAATAGGGTTAAACGCTGTTGCTTTCTTCTTTGGCATTATATTGTATGTCTTTCTGTTTGTGACTTTGTGTAATCCTTGCCAAAATCAGCAAACAAAGCCTTGTCTTTTTCACGATTAACAATTCCTCTTGACCAAGAGAATCCTGCATCTCCACCCCATGCTAACCACATGATGTATCCGTTAGATGGATTTGCTGAGTTGCCCCAGTCCTTACCCTTCTTGTCTACCTCATGACGTGAGAAGTATGAGAACATTCTCTTAACAGTACTAAGAGATAAAGTTTCTCCTCTTGCTAACTGCCCTGCACGAGTCCAGCCAACTGCAGTTCCTGCACCATTAGCCTTTCCATCTTCCTTAAACTTAATTGCTCTGCGAGCAGCAGATCTTGCTCCTGCTGGCGGTGAGTATCCTTCAGCCTTTGATACTGAATCTGTTTCGTATTCAACTGTATCATCATCTTCCCATAGGTCATCTGCTTTTGCTGCAGGAACACAATTAGGAACTGGCCTACCATTGTCGCCTGGCTTCATTCCACGCTGCACATAACCATCCCAGCATGGTGCTTGCTTGTTAACATTACCACAGCAATCTGATTTCATTTCTCCAGCCTGACACTGAGGACACTCTTCGCATGTTACATTTAATTCTTTGCACATAGGGCATCCGCAACCTTCGTATGCTTTTCTAATTGATTTTCCAATTGATGAGTCATACATTGCCATAGCAACTTCCGAATCTTCTGGTTCTTGCAGAAGTGGATCAATCGCAACCATTAGTGACATCGTGCATCCTGTGTATAGGTTAGTTGCTTCCCAGTATCCATTTTCTTCTTGTTCAAATAACTGAATCAAGACCGCAGGATTTTCTGGTGTTGCCTCAAGAGAATACTCTCCTCCTGGAACACCAAGCATTCCTTCTGTCATTACATGGACTACCTGACCAACATGGACCTCTTCATCAGATCCATGTGCTGTCATTGCGAAATCGCCTTCTTTTAGCATATAACCATTATATCATGCCGTTAAGTCTATTGTGAGTCCTGATCCTATGGCAGTTGGCACAAACCACCTCACACTTTTCGATCTCTTTTCTAATAGCCTTCCACGAAAAACCATCATGAATCATCCTTGATACATTATATTTCTTGTCTTTTATGTGGTCAAAGTCTAAGATTATGTGGTTACTAACACCACAGTCCACGCAGCCAGAATCCTCTTTTATCTTAGCAAGCATCTTCTTATACTGCTGCTTGTTATAATGGTCTAACTCTTTGTCAGTCATTGCTATCATTATACCGCAAAATATTAGGTCCCACACAAGCAATTCACCTGACTTGCGCCACGGTCTCTATCCAATGGGTAACTAATCCATCACTAAGGTCCTGTGTGGGACAACTATATTGTAACATAGAAAAGGAGCAGTTTTCTAGACTTGCTCAGGTCCCCCAAGGAATGACCTTGGTCCTCCGTACTCAGCAATAGGGTTGCTATAAGCAACTGCATGTATCATGACGGAATACTATCTATTATACTACTGAATTTCAATAGTTTTTGGTAGTTTATCTTCTGGGATCTGCTTTTCAAGTTTGATATCTAAGATACCATCCTTGAATTCAGCCCCAACAACTTCGACAAACTCAGGAAGAGTGAAGATATCAGTGAACTTACGAGCAGCAATGCCCTTATGTAGATACTCTGCACCCTCTGGCAACTCAGAATCCTGCTTCTCGCCCTTAATTGTAAGTTTGCGATTGTCTAGCGATACTGAGACATCATCCTTAGAGAACCCAGCCAAAGCAAATGAAAGAATATACTCCTTATCATTTAGTTTAATTTGGTTATAAGGCGGATAGTTTGTTGTTGTTGTAACCTTCTGAAGATTTGAGAAGGTGTTGAAAAATGGATCATTAAAAAGATCCAGTGCTGTTTTTACCATATTATTCCCCTTTCAAGCGAATAAGTTAATTCCCCCCATATTGGGCAGGTAACAATATTATAACATAGAAAAGCAGGCCTGTCAAATAACAAGCCTGCTAGTCTAGAGTGAGATTACTTTACTTGCTGAGTCTTTCCTCCGCCAGATGACTTCTTTGCAGGAGCCTTCTTTGCGGTCTTCTTAACAACCTTAGCAGTCTTAACTGCTCTGTCTACCTCTTCTACAGATGGCATCTTGCCGAATGCAGGATCGTTAGGGTTGGCTGCTCTCAATACAACGGGGACAAGTGCTCCAAGTAGTGAGTATGCTAGTGTCTTAGGGTCAGTTACACCAGAAGCATACATTGCTGTTGCTGCTCCAAGAACTGATCTTCCGTATGACGCTAGTGCGTTTTTGATTTGTTGATTCATAATTTTCCTCCTAGGATATTATTTTTGTTAGTACTGTAAAACCAATCCATAGACCAATAATTCCTGCGACTCCCGCAAAAACTGGTGGTGCTGGGACTGGCAATTTGAATGCAGCAAATACTACACCACATCCAAAACCTGTTAATACTGATAGTATCACATCTTTCATTTTTTATTTTCCTCTACATATCGTTTAATAAATGGAAGTATTACGTTTACCTCTTCTGACGGTACCGCATTAATAAGCATATGGTTTATACCTCTACTTTCAAGAGTCTTTACAAGATCGTCAAACTGATCATATGTAAGGTAGGCAGTATCAAGAACGGGCTGTGGAACCTCTCCCTTTCTCCACACTGGTCTAACTACATGGTTTGTTAGCAAGTCAAGTTCTTCTTCTGTTTTTCTAATAACGGGAGTAATTGCAATCATCACTTCCATCCCGTCTAATTCAAGTGGTACTGATGCAGAACGATGCTTTAGAAAATCGGACCAGCCCCTACGAGCATAAATATGATAAGGCAAAATAATCTTGTGACCATATTTTTTTGCTGCTTCAAAGACGTAACTATTCGTTGTTGATACATATATGTCTAACTTGTTTCTATGGTTTGGATCACGCCAATATCCTGGAGACTCTTTGTCTTGGTCCATTTCATTTAACACTTTAAGAAACTCTATCATGTAGTTTGATCTGTCAAGGGCACTGGAATTATCATTAATATCTCCAACAACACCACCAACCCCGTCTTCATGGTCTTTTATATATCCAGAAATTAAATTAATTTGAAGTCTGCCTCTGTCTATCCTATCCATAGATCTATTTATCATAGAAAGATATTGAGGAGATATTGTGTATGGGCGAATGGCCACCAAGTATTTAATATCTTCGCCTTTTTCTATATCTTTTGCTGTCTTTACAAACATGTCTCCTTCTGGGATATCATGTGTAAACATGACGCCAGAAAAGTTATGGTTATTTAAGTTGGATGGATCTTTTGGATCTCCAGGGTTTCCCATCACTCCGCCAAAATAATAAAATTTCATTCTGTTGCCTTAGTGTAGTGATAATCGCACAAATCAACTATTCTTGTTTGAGAATTTGCCCAGATACGGGTGCTTTCTTCTTCGCAAAACTCTTCCTCACATATAAATAGATTAACATTCTTTGTGCTTTTTAGTTGTATCATTACATTATTCTATCATAGTCTTCTGGGAGTAGTTTCTTTAACTTTTCAAATTCTGAAGATATTTTTTTTAAAGCAAAATCATGAGGGGCAAGCATGCCCTCAACTGATGACCCATACTCATTATAGTAGTCAATCTGTGGGCCAACCTCATTAATAAAAGAACTTAGGCCAGCCTGTACCTCTTCTATGTATTGGTATGCCCAATCACGAGAATCTGAAACAAATTTCAAAAAATCCTCATTAGACTGATCTTTATCTGTCTTGCCTGCTTCCCTGGTCAATTGCTGTAGCAGCAAAGCCTCCAAAGTCTTTGAGATAAGAACCTTGTTGGCCCTTTTTTGTATAGCGTACAAAGACAAGAAAAGCAAGGTTAAAGAAGACAGGATGCATATAAAAATCAACTCAATCATAATTCTTTACCACCTTCTCTTACTAATAGAACAATCGCTCCATTATCTTCTAGTGCTTTTTTAACACGAATCATATACTCTATTGCCTGCTTTTTCTTTTCAACTGTTTCAAGAGACATGAAAACTTTTTCTTTTGCTTTGACGGTTATGAATGTATCATTATCTATTAACTCTAAAGAAAATCCTTCAGGACATCTAAGGGATCTGAACGCTCTTCTCATTTGATCTGTATACATATTACTCCATTGTTAGGGACTGCCATGTTACTCCCCAGTCTGTCTTTGTTTTATGGCTAGAAAATTCTTTTGATATTTCTCCATTTTCTAAGTATACACCACCCCATACACCCCACTCTTTACCAGAAATTCCAACAGAAAAGCATTCTTTCCTTACGGGACAGTCTGAACACATTAGGTCTATAGCAGGCCTTAGCAGTTCATCTTCTTCATACTTGTCAAAGAATATGTTTGTATCATAATCCAGGCATGCAGCATCATCTTTCCACTCATACTTATTCATGTTACCTTACATACTTGTCAGGTATTTCCCATCCAGTTCTAGAAACGACAAAGATCTTTTTTAAGTGCCAAGCATTATTTTTTAATGCTCCTTGCTTTGATGTAAAGGCCTTATCTGACCTTGTCATCTCTACAACATCCCATCCATCCCAGGAAAGGTTGCTGTTCTTGGAAACAATTGCTTCCATTTTTTCAAGAGAACTGATTGATACCATTATGTGTGCTCCTTAGAAGTTGTATACGTTTGTATTGATATTTTTTGATCTTGATAAATTTACTATTCGAGAAGTCTGCTCTTTTGGATTAGAAACAAAAGCAAAATGATTAAAACTGTTCATGTTTTCTTCAATCCATTCGGGAGTAACTCTAAATAATTTAATAGACTTTCCTCTAGACTTCATTCCTCTTTCAGAAAGGTTAACAAACTCAGATGCCATTGCACTAATATTTGACGGACCAGCAGTGTACAAGAAAAACTCCTTGTCACTCTCCTCTAATTCAGATAATGCAACTGCCATTGCTCTAAGAAAAATGTTGTAGTTGTTGAAATTAGTCGTTCCCTGCACCCCTACTATCATTGCTTATCCCTTCTCTTAGTTTGTCCAGTATGAATAACATCTTGTCTAATTGTACCTTATCCATGGTGCTCGTGTCAACTTGTATCGCAGAGTCTTTGCTGATCAAATTGTCTACCATTGGTGCTGTATAAAACCCATTGTCTTTAATCCAGTACGCTTCATTTTCAACAATGATAACTCTAACATTTTCTTTTTCTTGACGAATTTTTGACTGGCTTTTTCTATTTATCTTTTCAATATATTTTCTCTGCTTGGAGTATTGATTATGGATCATAGATTGAGTCATCATAGGCTCATAAACTTTTTCCTTTTTAAAGAAGACTATGTATCCTATTATTAATAATAAAGGAACAGTTAAAGCCAACGCTCCATACAGACTATTCATGAATGCCCCCAGATAACGATTGTATCACTTTTCTTTAAACCCTCAGTCTCCAGTTCATGGCTTTAGGACCTTGCTTTATCATTTGAAACATATGGTGCTTATATTGTTCTGTTAGTTCTGCATAGATTTCTGGATTTACTAACTCAAGTTTGTCTGTTATAGAGTAAAGCATTTCGCCTTTTTCATCTATTCCAGCCATCTCTATGGCACCTTGCATAATTAAATGCTCTACCATTGCCTGGCCTTTTGGATTCATTACTTACCAGACTTTTTTCTAGCCTTAGCAAGTGCAACAAAATCTTTGACCTTTGTCTCTCCCATATAGCCCCAGGCATGGCCATCATTGATCATCTTGTCATTAATTGAGACGGTATCTCCATCAAGGTAGACCCAACCAAGGATGCGACCATACTTTTCTGATGAGTCCATCTTCTCTGTCTTGATCACTACAGACTTAGCACTGTCAATGG